TGCTGGGAATAATCTCAGTGCTTACATTGAAGATGCTCCAGTTATTACTGTCGGTAATAACATAAGGGAAATTGAGGAGAACATGAAGGAAGCCATAGACTTGTATCTGGAGGACAATCCGAACCCTTGTGAGGTTCTCAAAGGAGAGTTCACTCTGAAGTTCAAGATAGATGCAGCCACTTTCATTAATTATTACAGCAGTATCTTCACCAAAGCTGCTTTGAGTCGGATAACAGGAATTAACGAACGCCAGTTATGGCACTATGCGGCTGGAGTACACAAGCCCCGTAAACAGCAGTTGGAGAAGATCCAAAAAGGTATTAATGCGTTGACAGAGGAACTGGCAGCTATAAATTTGTTGTAAGATAATTCTTAAACGTATTTCAGCGTGATTACTCCGGTAGTCACGCTTTCTTTTTACCCAAAAACGAACATTTCCCAAATTGTTTCGTATCGTTAGCCTTAAAATTTCCCCTTCTTTTTTTCTATAAGTAAATTTACCGTATGAAATTATTAATCAAACTCATACGGTATGACAATCTTTGAACAAATACTGGCAGGACTGCAACAGAAATTCGCTGGGGTGGATACTACCACACTTACCCGTATAGCTACGAAAAAGGCTGAGGGTGTAACGGACGAAACGAAGGTAACCTCTATTGTTGAGGGTATTTCATTTCAGGACGTGATGCAAAATTATGGTGATTTCCGTGCAGGACAGGCACAGACTTCCGCTGTTTCAAACTACGAGAAGAAGCATAGACTGAAAGACGGAAAACCAATCGAGGACCCGGAAGAAAAGAAAGACGAAAAGAA